AGACAAGAGCACAGATCAAAAAGCGCATAAAATCGCCGTTTTACGTTGCGTCACAACCCACCAACAAGCTCGATTGATTTTCGCGCTATGTTGCGATCGTCTTCGGAAAAATACGTCTCAAAGCGCGGGTCAATCACCACAGCCTCAAAGCTCAAATGAACTCGATCATTCATCCAAAGCCAAACCCAGCCAGCCGAATCGTCTGGCAGTCGAATGATCCGCTTGGCGGCTTCCACGGCTCCATACCGCGAGAGCATCTGGATTGCTTTGACGGGTTTGTAGCCGTGGCGCATCATTTCGCGCAGGTTATCGTTTATTTGGTTCGTTAGATCTTGACTCATCAGTAGCACTCCATTTGCGACTTACAAAATCATATCGGCATTTTGCGAGAAAACTTTAGCTTGTTTTGAGAAAAACCCCCGGCCTTTTACAGCCGGGGACAAACAAAAGGAACCGCGAAACGGGTCGGACGCGGTTATTTAGTCAGCCCAAAAATAGTCAGAAGCATGTACGCGCTCACCATTTACAAAACGAAAATCTCTAGTTCTTTTGCAAAGACGATTCTTCTCGCATTGAACTACTCCTGAGCAGCTTACAACTTCTTTGAGGTTCACATGTAATGCAGGTAGACTTAAATAGGTGCAAGTGATTGATTGTGCCTCAGTTTTGGTAGCCCAGTCGATATACTCATCTGATACTAAGTTCAAAAGAGCAGTCTTTCTGATGTCTTCCTCACGTTCTTTTTCAAGACCATTGTATGCGCAAGAGCCAAACATAACTAAACAGACCAGCATGAAGAATCCAAAAAAGCTAAAACTATTACCTTGGTTCATGTTTTCTTGTTTGATCATCATGGTTTTTTCCTTTTGTTTGTGTTGACCTGCCTGGCCTACTTATATTTCTTTATCGGTTTTTAGTTTGATAAACTTGAGTTTTTATTTTTGCTTTGGTTATATGTCCGCTCATTCCAGTCTTCTAGAGCATTGAACAAAACGACAATCCCCACAAAACCTAGTAAAATTCCGCCTCCGATAACAAGTAAGGGAAGAGCCAAGCTTCCAAAACAGATGCAAAGACAGATGGCTAATGCTGCTAAAATAATTACTGCTTTCATTTTTTTCCCCTTTTGTTTTTGTTTATCTGCCCGACTTATAAATCTCTTATCGGCACTTTTGCAAAAAACTTGAGTCTTTATTTTGGTAAGGATTGCAGTCCAACTACCAGCCATCCCAACCGCGTTCATCACAGGTAGGAAAGAAAGACCAGGGCTTTATGAGGGTACATTTCCTAAAACCTACGATAACCCCTTTTTTGCTCCATATTTTTACAATTTTGTCGTTGTAAAAGTTTTCAAACTTATTCGCAGTTCTGTAAAAGGCTTCGTATTCCCACGCGTTCCGCCTAAAGCTATGTGTCCTACTACAAAGTCGCTCTTGTTCTACTCTCTTATCATCCAAGCTAGATTTTACCCATTTCTTAAAAACCTCTTCACAAGGTTCCGGTTCTCCGAGTACCCATTCAATTTGCTCTGGATTCATTCCCTTTTCTATGCTGGGATTTTTAGAGACGAACCTTTTCTTAGTAGCTTCCAACTCTTGAGCAGCCTTAGCAGCCTCTTGTTCTATCCTTAGCTGTTCAGCCTCTAGCCTTGCCTTCTCTTCCTTCTCTTTTTCGGCTCTCTCCTGCATAACTCGCTCCCAGTAAATTTGACTTTCTGTCAAACCTTGGTTCGGCTGCACAGGCTGTAACTGTATAGGCTCCCCACGTTCCTTTCGTTCCATGTCGGCTAAAATCCTGTCGATGGTCTCTACAGTCTTCCTCGATTCAATTTCCTCCTTGGTAGGAGGGTCGCCGATGTAGTAGACCTGTGAAGGGGACTCAGTAGCGCAAGCGACTAAATTAATAAAAATCGAAAAGATAAAAACACCGGAAACGGCGTAGAAATTTTTCATTTTGTTGTTAGCCTTTTGTTTTATTTTGGTAAGGATTGGCACCTTTCGGTGCCGATGTTCTTACCATTCGCGGTGCAGTTCCTCTGGGCTCAGTTTGTCGTCGATTGTGATCACTTCCCCTGATTGATTCCCGATCATTTCCCAGGCTTTCTTTTCAGCTGATTTCAAAGTTTTAGCTTTGATGGTAACTTTACGGGTGGAAACACCGGTAAGACTTTGGATTTTTAAGACCGCGTAGAAATTTTTCATTTTGTGCCCCTTTGTTGTGGTTGATCTGCGCTACTTACAAAATCCTTATCGGCATTTTTTCTAGAAACTTGAGGAAATTTTTTTGGAATGTTACTAAACCCACTTAAAACAAAGGGAAAATATGGCAAAAAAACAACCAAGTGCTTCCCCAGCCACAGCAAAATACAGAGGAAAGCTTGGCCCTGAAAGCTTTGAACCGGTGCCAGAGGTCAAGCTAATTCTCGAAAAAAAGAAACGTGGCAGGCCAACGCTTTATCAAGAAAGTTTTTGCGACCGTATTATCGAATTGATGGGCCGAGGGTGGTCAATTTCAGCCGTATGCGCCGAAATTGGCGTGAGTCGCGATATGATTTGGGAATGGGACAAGAAATATCCTGATTGTTCCTGGGCTCTCTTGACGGGGAAGGAACTCAGCCAAAAATGGTGGGAAACTTTGGCAATGCACGTTGCCCAAGGCACGGTGGGGGAAGGCAGAACACCAAATCCAGGTATGATTATGTTTATGATGGCGCGGCGCTTTCCTGACTACTATCAGAAAAAGGAAGCTGCCTTGGAATCCGAAGCATCAGGCAACCGAGCCGATGTTATCAGGACTTTAAGTAAAGAAGAACGGCTGGCGCTTATCGAAAAGTACCAAAAAATTATCTTGGATTTGAACAATGGCGAAAAACTCAAAAAACCTGAAAAGAAACCGCCAGAGTTTGAAGGATGATCGACGAGCAAAGACTAGTTGAACTCGAAGAGATTGAAATAGAGCTTGCTAGAACCTATCGGGATTTGCTCTGGCAAAATTCCCGCGAAGATCTTTTATCGTTTATTTGTGCCGTCAACAAAACATACCAAGTCAATTGGCATCACAAGATCATTTGCGACAGGCTTTCCCTCTTGCCGTCTCAAAAACAGCAGAGAATTATGATCTTTTTGCCGCCACAAACAGGAAAGTCTGAAATTGTTAGCCGTAATTTGCCTGCATGGCTTTTAGGGATGAATCCCAATCTGCGTATCATTTTGGCATCATATACCTCTGATTTGGCTATTGGATTCTGCCGTGACAATCAGAAACTGATGTTGACCGAAGAATATGAAGGGATTTTTCCTTGGACATTTCTCTCTGAAAAACGCGTGCAATCCGGTCCTGGCTGGAAAAGAACCGCAAATTATTTTGAAATTGTCGAAAATAAAGGATTTATGTTTTCGGTTGGCGTGGGTGGTTCTACTACCGGAAAATCGGCTGATGTGTTTATCGTCGATGACCCCTTTAAAGACATGCAACAAGCAAGTTCGGGCTCTACACGAAGGCGAATCCGAGACTGGTTCAATAGTGTTGCTCAGACGCGCCTTAGTCTGAACGGGCATGTTATATTGATGCACACCCGTTGGCATGACGATGACCTTGCAGGCCAACTTTTAAGAGAATCGGAACTAGATCCAAATACAACTCAATGGGAAGTGATTTCAATTCCAGCGGTCGGTGTGGAAAAAGCCAAATTCCGCCATAACCTCGATCAAAGAAAAGACGGGGAACCTCTCTGGCCAAGCTTTAAGGGTGACGTAGAATACTTGGAAACAGTTCGTAAATCAGTAGGCGAAAGAGTTTGGTCTGCTCTTTATCAACAAAACCCGACTATTGAAGGCGGAAATATTATTCGTGAGCATTGGATCGAATATTATTCACAGCTTCCTTTTCAAATTCACGCAATACCATCAAATAGGATGATTCAATCCTGGGATTTGACTTTTAAAGATACTGGAACAAGTTACGTTGTCGGTGTAGCAATCGTTTATTTTGAAGCCAAATTTTATATAATTGATTTTTATAGGGCAAAAGCGGATGTGATAAAATCAATGGAAGCCATCAGAGCGATGAGTTCGAGGCTTCCAAACTCAACAATACTGATTGAAGACAAGGCGAACGGGCCAGCTGTTATGAGTATTTTGAAGAAAGAGCTTACGAGGTTAATAGCAGTCAAACCAGATGCCAGCAAGGATGAGCGGCTTCATGTGGTAGCCCCATTTTTTGAAGCTAGAAATGTAGTTTTGCCATTGAATGCGCCTTGGACCAAAGAAATGGTGCACGAATTGGTGAGCTTCCCAAACTCATCAAACGACGATATAGTCGATGCTGTGAGTCAAGGTTTACAACATTGGAACAAGTTATCAGGTATTCGTCGCCTGGAAGCTATGGGGAATATATGAACTGGCTAGATAGGTTACTTGGAACATCTGACAAGAAAACAGAAAAACCAAAGGTAAATCGTGACGGCTGGTCCAATGTCCTGACCGGCATCGGCACGAAGCTTGATAAGCAAAGCTATGCAAGGCCACTGTGGGTTGGGCTTGACCGTGGAACTTGCGAGGCGATCTTTGCTAGCGATGACATCGGTTCAAAGATTGCCTCGATTATCCCAAATGATGGGACGCGTGAGGGAATCGAATGGATCATTCCAGGCGGCGAAGATCCAGAGATGATCAAGTGGCTCAATGATGAGTTTGATCGTCTGGAGGTCATGAAAAAATTCAATTGGGCTTGGACTCTTGCAAGGGTGTATGGGGGAGCTGTAATCTACCTATCTATCGACGATGGCAAGGAAACCTGGGAACCAGTGGACTGGTCCAATATTAACAGGATACAATCCCTTACCGTATTTGATCGGTGGCAGCTGACCATCCAATCGACCGATATCGTGACCGATCTTAAAGATCCCAATTTCGGCCTACCAACTTACTACTCCTTCCAAACGGGCAGCAGCTACACAACAGATATGCCCGTGTCCCAAATCCACTACTCGCGAATTCTGAGGTTTGATGGTCAGCAGCTGCCGATCCGGCTTTATAAGCAAAATGGCTACTGGAATGATTCGATATACTCAAAGCTATACAAGTCCATCAGGAACTATTCAACATCGTATGACAACGTAGCCAATTTGATGACTGACTTCAATCAGCCTGTTTTCAAAGTTGAGGGCTTGGCAGAAGCTCTGGCCATGGATCAGGATCAGCTGGTCATGAAAAAAATAGAAACTGTTCAGCTTAGCCGATCAATTGCCAGGGCTGTGATACTCGACAAGCAGGATGACTTTGAACAGATAGGCGCATCCGTTGGCGGTATGGCTGAGCTTTTGCGAATGACGACAGATAGGCTGGTTTCCGGTTCTGGAATTCCACACACAAGACTTTTAGGCGAATCTCCATCAGGTCTTGGCGCTACTGGTCGCAGCGAAATGAATGATTACTATGATACAGTGAAAGCTCAGCAAGAGCTTGTTCTAAGAAATCCGCTCAATCAACTCATTGATGCTCTTTTTTATCAGGAAAATGATTATGTAAAACCTGATGGATTTACATTTGAGTTCAGACCTCTCTATCAAACGGATGAAGCGACCAAGATCAATACGAGAAAAGTCCAGGCTGATATTGATGCCATCTATATTGATAGAGGCGTTTATGATCCACAAACTGTCACAAAAGCTAGGTTTGGCGCTGGTGAGTATTCTTTTGAAACTTCCATAGATCAAGAGTTATTGCAGGAATCAAACATGCGTAATCAATTCGAGCCGCCGACATGACTGTAAAGCAGTATGAGAAAAATACAAAGCAATACGATATTGATTTTGCTCGCATGGAGAAAATGAGCAAAGAGCCATATATCTATTACTTTGATTTATTCATTGAGTTGATTGTTCCTTATCTAAAGGAAATTGAGGCTCCTGTAACCCTTGATGCTGATGAATACCAGCAAAATAGATTGAGAACTCTACTGCTACAAATAGTCAATGAAACACAGAGGCGATTCAATCTAGGAACGCTTGAACAAAACGCAAAAGATGTGAATACAAATATAAAAAGGAAATCCCAGGCATCATTTACAAAGCAACTCGAAAAGCAGATGCGCGTTGCTGCCGATCCAACTAACTATGAGTCAGCGGCACAGCAAAGCAAAAACCTAGTTTCGGCCATGTCATTAGGCTTTTCCAGGCAGCTTCAGGAAATAAATGATAGGAACTCAAAAACGACCGCAACCGATCTTTTCTTGGGACAGGAACAAAATCTGGCTACAAGCGTTCTCAATCGCGTTATGTCCGGCGTCAGTGCTGGCGAGCGTTGGGAATCTATAGCGGCATCTATCCTCGGCAGCAGCCAAGTAAAAAGCGGCCTCAAGGCTATTGATGACTACGATGAAAGCATGGCCCGCAAGGTTTCAAATAAAGCCAAATTTATCGCAAGGAATGCTACCAGCACGATCATCGGCGAGTACGATAAGAAGCAGCAGCAATCGGCTGGCGTTCAATTCTATATGTGGCAGACGGCAGAGGATGAACGGGTAAGGCCAACTCATGAAGCACTGAATGGCAAGGTTTTCTCTTATGATCCTAGAACTAAAGCGCCAGATTCGATACAATACGGGAAAAGTAGCTATAAAAAGGGACAGACAGTTCCCCAAGCTAAAGATCCATCGTATAATTCTGGAGCACCAACGTATCCAGGTCAACCATTTAACTGCCGATGTGTTGCTATCGCTCTGATTCCAGGAATAGACTATGAAACATAAAAGGAGTTAATCAAATGCCGCTTAAATCAGGTTCAAGCCTTGAAACGATTAGCGAGAATATTCGAGAGCTGATGCAGTCTGGCAAATATAGCCAGCAGCAGGCTGTAGCAATAGCTTATTCTGAAGCCAGAAAACGAAGAAAAGAAAAGAAAAATCAAGAACGAAGCATGCTGAGAAAAGGAAAAAGATCATGACCGTTACCTATAGAGCTTTTGTCGAAGCGAAAATGTATAACGCTTATGATTTTAGTGGCGACACTGAAGCAGAAGCCCGCGCCAAAGCAGATAGCCAGCTTGGAGCTAGTAAGATTGAACGCTGGGAAGTTGTTCCTCCACCGCCTGTTTCTGAGCCTGAGCCGCCTCAGCCGGATCAGCCTTTAGATCCAGCCAATAGCGGAACTGATAAATAGGAGGCAGAAGTAATGACTAGAGAAGTGATCCAGCGGGACTATGCGACCATTCTCGATGATGGTCCAGAGCTACTGCCAAATGGTTTTTTGCCTGTTAATGCCAATCTGACCCGAACTGGCATATTTACCTATTTTGATATGTCCCCA